GCTGAATAATCATGCCTAAGTACACTAATAGCAGTCTTGTTAATCATACGCATATCAGCCCCATGCAGAACCCAAGAGTAAATAGCTACTACAATCCAACAGGTAAGATTGATAGGATCACCATTCACCATATGGCTGGTAACCTCTCTGTAGAAACATGCGGAAATGTTTTCCAGTCTCGTGAAGCTTCGTCAAACTACGGCATCGGTTCTGATGGCAGAGTAGGTTTATATGTTGAAGAATCTGGAAGATCTTGGGCATCTGGTAGTCCTGAAAACGACTATAGAGCAGTAACAATTGAGGTTGCTAACTGTCAGAATTCCGATCCGTGGCCAGTATCGAAAGCAGCTTATGAAAAGCTCATTCTTCTTTGCGCAGATATTTGCAAACGAAATGGCATCAAGAAGCTCAACTATACTGGCGATACTTCAGGAAATCTAACAATGCACTGCTGGTTCCAGGCAACAGGCTGCCCAGGTCCTTATCTGAAAGCTAGATTCAAGGACATTGCAAATCGAGTGAACGCACTGCTCGGTCAGTCTGATCCGACTCCGGCACCTACACCTTCACACTCTGGAAAGATCAAAGTTGGTGATGTAGTTAATTTCCTAGGCGGTAATCATTATTACAGCACCGATGCATCTTCTCCAGCATCTACGGGTCTGAGAGCAGGTAAGGCAAAGGTAACTGTTATCGCAAGCGGTAAACATCCATATCATCTGATTCATACAGATGGTTCTACTTCTGTATACGGTTGGGTAGACGCTTCTCAGATCAAAGAAGCACAGTCCTCTAAACCAGCAACTAAGGAATATAAAGTCGGTGATGTGGTCAAGTTTAAGGGCGGCAATCATTATTCCAGCGCTAACGCAACTTCACCTGCTTCTACTGGTCTACCTGCAGGTCCGGCAAAAATCACCGTTAAAGCTTCTGGCGCGCATCCCTATCATCTGGTCCATACAAACTCTGCCACCTCAGTATATGGTTGGGTAAACGCAAGCCAGATCGAAGGCGCTGCTACGCCGTCTCAGCCTAGTAAGCCTGAAACATTCAAGAAGGGAGACAAGGTTAAGCTCAAATCATCTACTACAAGGTGGGTGACGGGCGAGACAATTCCTTCTTGGGTGAAGAACAGCCAGCTTTATATTTGCAACTGGAGTGATAATAACCCGTGTGTAACTATCAACTCCAATCTGTCTGGAATCACTGGTGTAGTAAAGCAGTCTGATATCTACCACAACTAATCTAGAGTACAAGTCATTCCATTCTTTATATCTGTACCGAGGAGAGTCTCAATAGAGGCTCTCCTACTTTTATTATCAATTGTTTGAATCGTTAATAGTTATGTAGATATATCAATATAAAATATTATTTTATTTATATATGTCGGAGGTAGAGATGAAATTTCAGATTGTTAACCCAGCAGGCGCATACGTTATGGTTACAGAACATTCCGAATGTTTATATGACAAAGAGACAATATCTGATATGAATTCTGCAGGATACAAATTTCGCATAGATGGTAAACTTGTTCCCGTTTCTAAATTTAAAGAATACTTGTCAGGAAATTCAATCAGTGATACTTCTAGAGCTGATGATTTAGATAATAAGCAAGAATCAGATAAATCCATTGAAACTAAGAATAACCTGAAATCTTCATTTTTTCATAGTTCTGATAGTACTTCTAAGATCATAACATCTTCAACAACGCATAAATTTAAAATGAAAGTAAGATGTATTGATACCGGTGAAATATTCAATAAACAGTCGGAAGCAGCTAAAAAATATGGAATTGACCCCGCAGCAGTTTCGGATAGTTTAAAAACAGGTAGAAAAAGATCTGGATATACATTCGAATGGGTAGGAGATTAAGCCGTGAACAGAATACAGATAACTCAGAATGGAAACTACTACGAGATAAAATTTAAATATGACCCAACTTTAGTTGCTATGATAAAGCAGATTCCTGGAAAGGAATGGAATCCAGGTGAAAAGCTTTGGAGAATTCATAAAGATAAGTTAGGAATGCTGCTAAATATGCTCAAGGGTTCTAAGTACGCAGATGCTTATGAATTACAGAGTAATGAGCAGATAGGTGAAAATGCAGAAATTGAACCTACTACGGCTATCCCGAATGTTGATTTAACTGGAATCAAGTTATTTGTCGAAGATGGCAGTAAGCTGTATCCACATCAGTTAGATTTTATGAAATACGCCATTGATCGTCAGCGCAAAGGATACAGAAGTGGGTTTCTTTGCGCAGACGATCCCGGTTGCATCGACGGAGATGCAACAATTCGTATCAAAGAATCTGGAAAGTCGTGGACGCGTGAGACCAAATTGTCTAACGTGTACAAGTTGTTCTCAGATGGGCATGTATTCAAAGTCAAATGTATGGTTAATGACAGATTTCAATATATGCCAATCAAATATGTATTAGATAGAGGAAATAGATCTGTTGTTAAGGTTACGTTTGAATCCGGATACATTATCTGTACACCTGATCATGAAATATATACAGAAAATGGATGGGTTCCTGCAGAACGCTTGTCTACTGGAGATACAATATTTACAAATGGTGATCCTGAAAGATGCATAAACTGTGGAAGTACAGAAAACATCATTCAGTCATCTGACGCAGCCTATAAAGGATACTGCAGAAGATGCATGTATAAATTTAGAAAGTGCGGCGTGCTTGACGATGATGTAGTTGTAAAGACCGTTGATGAAGATGGATATGTTAGATTGAAGGGTAGACCTACAAGACTATGGCCTTTGCATGACAAATCAAATGGAATGGGAATATATGAGCATCATCAGGTTTGGTATGAACACACTGGGCATATTATAGACACTAAAACTGAAGCGATTCATCACATCAATCATATCAAGACTGATAACCGATTTGAAAATTTGAAGTTAGTGTCTATTTCCGAGCATGCTAAACTCCATGCTGACATGTCTACAAATCATTTGCCACAGTTTCAAGATCGAGACTTTTATTACTCCCATGGAGTAAAGATCTGGTGTGTTCCTCATTCTGAGGCTGTCCTATCTGTAGAAACTTTTGGAACAAAGCATGTATACGACATAGTAATAGATAGCGATGACATACATAATTTTATTGCAAACAATGTAGTTGTACATAACTGCGGTAAGACTTTAGAGAGTATTAACTATGCAATGTACAATAAGTTATATAACAGATACAAACATTGTTTAGTCATCTGTAACGTCAATACTTCGAAGTATAACTGGCAAGATGATATCAGGAAGCATACCAATGGAAAGATGAATGGATATATTTTAGGATCTAGAAAACGGAAACATCCGAAGCCTGGGCAGGCTATTTATATCGTAGGAAGTAGCCAAAACAAATTAGATGATCTATTATGCGGACACATGTATGGAGATGATACTGAACCTGAATTACCTTATTTTATCATCTTAAATGTAGAAGCTATCAGAATGAAAGTAGGAAAGCGATACCCTATCGCAGATAAAATCATCGACATGATAAATGATGGCGAACTTAATATGATTATCATTGATGAGGTACATAAAAATATGTCACCTACATCCTTACAAGGCAAGCAGATACTTAGGATAAAAGACAAAACTCATAGTAGATGTACATGGGTATCGTTAACAGGTACTCCTATCGTCAATAAACCTACAGATGTTTTCTTACCTATGCGATTGATAGATGCACACAATTTTACTAGTTACTACAAATGGTGTCAGTATTTCTGCGTATATGGGGGATATGGTGGGCATGAAGTAATTGCGTATCGAAATATTCCTAGGCTTAAATTTATGTTACAGCAAAATATGATTCGTCGGAGAAAAGAAGATGTTTTGAATCTACCTGATAAGATTCATATGGATGTATATGTAGAAAACACTAAATATCAGTCTAGACTTGCGGAAGAAGTTACAATGGACTTGATTGCGCACGCAGAGGAAATTGCAAATGACTTAAATCCAATGGTCAGATTTTTACGACTTCGTCAAGTTAACGGATCTCCAGAATTAGTTGATCATGATCTTCGAGTAGATAACACTTATTTGAAATACAACGCAAAGTTAGTCAAATTGTTAGAATTACTTGAAGAGATTCACGAAAGAGGAGAGAAGACAGTTATCTTTTCCAACTGGGTCGAGCCACTCCGTACACTATTCAAATTTTTATCTTCAAAATATAAAGTATGCTGCTTTACAGGTACAATGTCTGAAGCAGAAAGACAAAAGCATAAGCGTGTGTTTATGAACAATCCTGAATACACTGTTATGATAGGCACTATTGGTGCACTTGGAACTACTCATACGTTAACTGCTGCAAACAATATCATATTTTATGATGAGCCATGGACATACGCAGATAAATTACAAGCAGAAGACAGATGTCATCGAATTTCGGCAAAAAAGTCCGTTAATGTATATACACTTATTTCTAAGGATACAATTGACGAACGAGTACATGATATAGTGTATAGCAAGAAAGACACATCGGATTATTTAGTTGACAACAAGCTTGACTTCAAAAACAATCCAAATCTAGTTGCTACACTACTAGGTAAAGACATCTGAGGAGGACAACATGAGCAATACTAAACTTACTAACCTAGAGCTTGCGTCTGACGAATTAAGATTAGCTGCAGACATTATTAACAAGTATAATTTGAAACAGTCAGAACTTAAATCGGCACTAGACACAACTCTGCGTGATATCGTGAATAACAGTGATCTTAGTTTTGGTAAGGTTAATTGTACTTATGAGGTCAGCCCAGATATGAATTGGATCTATTTTTATATGGGGTTGATCACACTCAAAATCATACCGAATGTTTGGCTAGATGCCAACGCCAGATGTGAACTTCTGTACTCTGTGAATCAGTGCCTAGCTCTGCCGATTGCTGAGGATCTGACAAATTGCAATATCTTAATAGAGCTTGTGAGCAATTCTGATATTTCTGAGGTTATTTTGGCTTACAAACAATGTGTGAATGATCCAGAATATTTAGATGCGCTGAACAACATTGACCGACTTAATAAATCGTACCTGGAGGATGTTAGAAAGTCTGAATTTGATCGACTTAGCTACACAGTTGATCGTCACACAGGTATTGGAGTATTTGTCAGTAAGAACTCTAGCAAACTAGCTGGATTTGCGTTTATTCTGTATAAGAACTCAAAAGATGTTTGCTTCAAATTTGTCCCTATTCAGATGATCAAAAAGATGATCAACAACATGCTGAATATACATACTCAATCTAAGCTTGAAACTATTCAATCTACACTTGAAAATATCCGAGTATCAACCTTAGGTATAAACGAGTTCATTGAAACTATCTATTTAAAGAATGAACGAGCTAAGCTGTATACACTTCCGGATGATCTAAGTATAGATTGAGGTGAGAGTAAATTGAAGAAACGTTATAGATACATAACAACCGCAGAATCGACAGAAGCTTCTGAACTTGTACAAGACAAACTCAAAAGTATCAAAGACGATTTTGACTACATTGTTGACGGCGTAGACAAGCTATCTAGACAGGGTCAAGAAACTAAAGATACACTTGCTATTTTAGACAGTCTAGAATCTAGTTTGTCAGAAATTACTGCAGAAATTGCAAAATATATTGTGGAGGCATTATAACCTATGAAAATTACATGTAACAGACGAGACGATATTCTGAAACGCAAACAGGAATACGAATCAGATCGAGCAAAGCGTCAAGCTAAGTATGATGAAGAGTATAAAGCTTGGAGAGACGAAGGCAGAAACCGCGAAGACAAAATTCGAAATGATGTCATTGGCGCTATAGGAAGCACTACTCTAGATCTTACAGTAGATGTAGGTAGTAGCTTTGGAACCGGTTATAGAATTCGTGTTTCTGACGAAGACAACAAGTTTGATGACGATAAGGCTCTTTCATGGACATGGGAAGTTTCTTTAGACAAGAACGGAGACTTAAAGAAAGAGTCTTCTTCTTGGTCTGGCATGAACGCGGTGAGCGCAGCGAATTTGAGTAATCTTAAAGAAATTGTAAGAGTATTAGAAATATTGAACAATATTGACTTCAAGACGATGCTCCATCGTGTTACTCCTCCGGAGCCTAACGATTACATTACCGGACCTAATCCTAAGTATGAGAAATCTGAAGATTTTGATCAGATGCTGCTCGAAGCTGAGGTCGAAGATTGTATTGGTACCAGAAAAGGCATTCTGGGAATCTACAGCAAATACTATCGTGGAGATGTTTATCATTTTATTATGAAGCAAACTCCATCTAGTTATACAGTATGGGACATTCCTGCGTACTATGTAGAAAACCATGAAGGATCTCTATCTGATTTATATGAAAAGTTTTATGCTAAACGCAATGAATATAATTACACTATGAGAAAGAACACATTCTTTGAAACAATTGAACAGAATGTTACGATTGTAGACTTTAGTTGAGATAACTCATATAAACGATATTGTTAGTAAGGTGGTTAAGTAATATGGCCAAAATAACACACGGAACTCCTGAGCAATTCCTGAATGCCCTGGAAAATAAAATAAACGAACTTGGTGGATACGATGTAGACAGCGCAACTAATGTATCTAACATTCCGTCAAAGCCAGAAATGAAGAACGTGAAATCTTCTGAACTAGATGTTGACAAAGAAAGGTATCTCCATGATCTGATCGGTGATCTAGATTTAGATCTTGAAGATTTAGTAAAACGATTTACTGCTGACTACGAAGACGATAACCTGTATGTTACTGTTGAAACATTTGACGGAAATACTAGAGAATACAAAGTTCCGTTTTCTGATCTTAATTGGGATTTCAACTCCATGGATATAGATGTTGCATATATTTCTGATCACATTGCAGAAGACTTAGACCTTGATCCTACTTCTGACGTAGATTATGACGAGGACGAAGATATAGAGGCTGAAGATATAGAGGCTGAAGGATCTACTTGGGATGAATTCATAAGAAATCTAGAAGAAAACAATGAAGTTAAAGTAGACGCAGCATATCGGTATAAGTATACCGGAGACAAAATCATTTTTTACAGAGATAACCAATCATTTGAAGGCGAAGTAACTAAGTATTTCAACGGAGATTATGAACTTAACAAATATGATGTTCATAAGATTAGATCCGTTAAGAGTTCTACTTCTTTAACTTCATCAAAGCGAGCTGGATCAAGAAGATCTAATAAGAACTAAGACAGATGTAAAAGCTAACAAGAGCAAATAACAGAGGTGATACATACGGCAAGAACCACGCATGGCACACCAGAGCAATTTCTGTATGCGCTTAAAAATAAGATAAACGAACTATCTGAAGGATCAGATATCACAACAGCTATTAAAACTTCGGATGTAGAAAACTATAGAGATACTTCACAGCCTGATGATATTTATCGCAGTCGATATCTTCATGATCTTATCGGAGAAGTTGAGGACGAGCTATCCGATATTTCAAATATCGTAACAGCAGATTACAACGATAAAGAGTTTATAGTTTTGCTACAGGTAGGTGGCAAGAACAGAAAGTTCAAATTCGCATTCAATCGACTCAGCTTCCAGTTTGAGACAATTGATATGGACGTAACTTACATCACCGATTTTGTTCGAGACGCAGTATCCGGCAATATCGCAGAAGATGATAGCCATTACGAGAAAGACTATGTTGAGTCATTGATGATTGATGTTGAATCTAATCTATATCCATATACAGACTCTATTAACTATCAGATCCATGACAAAGATGTCACGATTGTTGTAGTATCTGATAAAGGTATTCGAGAATATACGGTACCATTTGATGATCTTACGATGGATCCAGAAGATCATGGACCTGACGTTGATTACATAGTCAATTTTATTGACCGAGACTTAAACATTTCAGAAGATAATGATTATGATGGTTACACTCCAGAAGACTGGAAGCCTGCAATCATCAAGAAGTTGGAATCCGAAGATGTAGATGTATCAACACCTGAAGCTGAAGATTACATTGATAGAGCTGCAGAAATGATTCAGAATGATGACGATCATGATGTAGATTATTGGTGGAAAGAAGTTATGTCAAACGATGACTGGCGTCAAGAAATCAATGATCTACCGCATCTTTCTGTTTGATTCACAGTGAAGTAACGCGAAGATGAATGATGGATTAGGCAAGAAAGCAGAACAAAAAATAAAGCAATGGTTAGATAAACCAGAAGATGGCTATTGCTTCGATAGAATTCCCGACCAGCTATCAGGATTCTATGGCAGTAAAAATATATGCGATTTCACATGCTTTAAATCTCCTTACATGTTCTACATTGAGTCAAAAGCAACGTGGGAACATAGATTTGATTTATCTATGATATCCGAATTTCAATATAATTCGTTGTTAGAAAAATCCAAGATAACAAATGTATTTGGACTAGTTGTAGTGCTGTTTGCTACAGATAAACGAGCTTTTATTCTAGATATTCGTGATATTGCAAAGTTAAAATCTATGGATATTAAGTCTATCAATATCAATAAAATTGATTCATGGAGTATCTCTTATGTAGAGATTCCTACAGCAAGTAGTAGAAAGACGCTGTTAGACTATACAGGAGATTTAGTCGAACTAGTTACCAGTAAATGATCGAGCAGAACTACGCATACAGGAAGACTGGAAATGCTGCTCTAGACGAATTTGAAGGAGTATAGCATGAACCTTAAATTATTTCATAAATAGAAAATAAGGAGACGATACAAATGGATTTTGGTATTGTCAGCTTTGCTGCTATTGTAGTTCTTGTATATTTGGTAGGCTCTGCTGTAAAGGTATCTAGTTTAAACAGCGATTGGATCCCGGTTATCTGCGGTGCATCTGGATTGCTTCTTGGCATTCTAGCCTTCTATCTAAGGGTGCCAGACTTCCCTGCTACGGATCCGATGACGGCCGCAGCTGTCGGAGTTGTTTCTGGATTTGCTGCTACTGGTATCAATCAAGCTATCAAACGCACAAGCACAAAGAAGTAAAATTGATTTCGAGGATTGTTTGGTTAGAGATGCGGGTAATCTAATCAAACAGGACTTCATGGTATTGTGGATACCTCCTTTCCGAGAATGGGCAGATTGAAATATATCTGCCTTTTCTTGTGTATTCAGATTCTTTAAATAAAGGGATGGCTTTGTAACCACATCTTAAAGGTGTTGATACTTTGATTCGTTAAATTAAGTAACACATATCACAATAAAGGGAAAGGAAGTACTATAGATGAAACCTTATAGAGAATTTAATTATTGGTTCATTCGAAGCTCTGAAAATGAATTTGATGTACTGAGCAAAGCCAACAACATGGAGGTTGTAGGATGGGTTATTGATAACCACACTCATTCTGATTTCACCTCCGACGATATACATAATGATGTTGTAGCCACGGATGTAGAAACTGAATTTGAACTCTATCGAGGTAGGATGGAGTATGCTGTCGGAAAGAAAATCATGCTAAGTAAGACTACAATAGATGCTATTGATTTATCTGATAAGTATAAGCAGCTGATTCTTGGCTGTTTCATGATCAGAGCACAGCGAGCTGGTAAAGATCCAGAGGATGCAATAGCTATTGGTAAAAAAGCGATCACTTGGTTAGATAGCACCGATTTTTTCATTGCACCTGCTTCTACACGATTCCACGAATCTTTTGCAAGCGGACTACTCTATCATACATTGAATGTCTACAACCAAATCGTAGATTTACATAACTTAACTAAATTCAACAACGTCTCATATGATAGCGCGTGCCTTGTTGCATTAGTGCATGATTGGTGCAAAATCAATCTATACACACCATATCAAAGAAACGTCAAGAACAATGAAACTGGTAAATGGGAATCGGTAATTGCATATAATCGAGGGAATACAGAATTTCCACATGGGCAGCAGTCATTGGAGCTTGCAAGGTGCTTCTTTAAATTTGATACAGCTGAGAAACTTGCAATCACGCACCATATGGGACATTGGTACACACATCCTGCAGAAGAGAACAGCCTTCAGACAGCTAACGAAAGATATCCGCTTGTATTGATGTTGCAGTTCGCAGATTCGTTAGCTATCACCAGTTACTAATATGCCTACACTGAATAATCTATCTAAATTATCCGAAGATCAACGAAAGTTAGTCGAAGATAACATGAACTTAGCTTACAAGTGTGCATCTGAAATTGCCCCACACACAACATTAGAATACGAAGATGTAGTTCAATATTGCTTATTAGGGCTGTGTAAGGCTGTATTGATATTTGACGAATCTAAGGGTGCACTATCCTCTGTCGCATATCAATGTATGCGAAATGAAATATACATGAAAACTAGACGCGCAAAGAAACGCATAGCGCAAAACGAGCTATTAAGTTTAGATGCGCCTTGTCCAAATACAGAAGATTTTACACTTTTAGATACAATAGAAGACTCATATGACAGAATATCCGAAGCAGAATTATATATGGATCTAATGTCTGCTATAAGCAAAGTGCCAATAAGCAGACGTCATATTGCTCAGTATCTGATAGATAACCCTCAAAGCCCTCAAGGCGTAGTTGCTAAAAAATTTAATTGTACTCAATCAAATATATCAAGAGTTAAGAAAGAGTTGATAAAACATTGGCTAAATAAATAATGATTACCTTTTATTGTTGTATGAAGATAGTGAGGTGTACTAACAATGTATATGAATGAAGTATCAGTTATGTCCATGGCTCAGGAAGATGCAAAGTATATTGCAGATCGCCTTAGGCAAAAGCATACAGCTGTGGATGTCAAAGATATCACAGCTAATAAAGTATCAGATGCGGCTGTAGATGCTGAAGAAGTTGAATACGATGTACAAATTGTTTTAGATATAGACGGCGATCAGCAAGCTGTAAATTTCCAGTATTATCTTCAGCCAGATGGAAATGTAGAATTATCTGATGATTTAGATAATGTGATTCAGAGTGTCGATAGCAGAATAATGTCTGGTCAGAATACGGCCGACTTACAGATCATTACAGCCGCGGATGATTTTGATTCTGATGACTTTAATGACGATGATTTTGAAGAAATTCCGCATGAACCGGTTGAAGATGACACGGTAGCTGACGATGATAGCATAACAGACACCTTGAATGATATGTCAGAACAGCTAGATGATTTACAAGATGACATAACTGATCCTTCTAATGAAGACGATATCAACATTGACATAAACAACAACATTGATAATCATTACATCGCAGAATGCGAAAAATGCCATGGAATTTTTATTTCCTCTCTGATAGCTTCAGATCAGCGAGTTGAATCAATTCATGGCGTGTGCCCGCTTTGTAATAAAGAATCTGATCAATATCTCAAATGGATTGTAGAAGCGGTGGAACAATGAGAACAAAAAATTCTGAATTTTTGACTTGTGATATATGCGGTAAACAATTCTTGAAAGTATATAACAGCATCTATGAAACTACGTTTCAAGGCAGGAAATGTCATTTCTGCAGTTATACGTGTTTCAGAGAAGCTCAAAAGGTACAAGAAGCGATAAAAAGTAATCATAGATTGGCCAATCGTAAATTTGCATAATACAAAATTATTCTAAGCATGCCTACGGAAATACTAAATGAATCTAAGTAACATTAGAAGAGAGGTTGCATAATGAAGCGAATCATAAAAAATTCTGTAACGAGCTCAAAGAGCACTGATGCTCAAAGGGAATATGAATATCGTAAAAATGTTTATTTAAAGAGAAAGCATGAATTTGAAACTCTAGGTGAAGATGACAACAACGATGTACTTTCCAGAGAAGAGAAGATGCGCATAGCAAAAGCTGAGATGAATAAGGTAGCACCAAAATTCGTTAACTCTGCTGCCGAATATTCAGATTATAAATCAGACAGACGTATTGGTGTTACAAATCAAAGATACAAGGGATATATGATTCGTCTAGACAGAGCTGGATACGGATACAATGTGTACGATAAAAATGGAGAGCTAGAAGATTCAGGGTACCCGTCTAAAGAAGCTGCTAGAAATTTTATTGATGAATTAGTGTCTGAAGCTGACGAAGAAATAGAAAGCTCTGTTGATATCGATGAAGAAACAGAAGATCCTAAATGGGTATGTCTCGATATCAAGCATGTAAGAGATAGCGACGGAATGCTTACAGATTATGCGCTTTACACTACTGAAGACGAAGATAAGTATATATGTATGTTTGGCGATGTTGATGCATACCCTCCGGACGAAATGTACGCAGATGCTGAATTTGACACAGAAGAGGAAGCTCTCGAATGGTTTGAAGATTACATCGGACCTGGAGATGAGGATGAAGACGAAGACTACGATGTATATCACGATGTTATTGATGCTGCAGAAGAACTAGATGAAGATGAAGATGGCTTAGACCATCCAGATCAAGAATTTGATTCAGCAGATACTTCAATCAACTCCGCCAAACTTCCTGCCATCTATAAGATGATATCTATTCCTAAAGGGTCTGTGGGAATTGATTTTGGTGGTGGAAAATGGGACAATGCAATCGAGCATATAAGAGATCTAGGAGCTACTCTGTGTGTATATGATCCGTATAACAGATCAAAGGCATATAATAAAGAGACACTGAAGACGTTAAGAGCCAACGGAGGAGCTGACTGGGCAGTAACTTCTAATGTTTTGAATGTTATCAAAGAACCTAGTGCAAGAAAAGCAGTTCTTGAGAATATCTCAAAGATAACAAAGTCAGGCGCACCTATCTACATTACTGTCTATGAAGGCAGAGGAGATGCAAAAGAAGGCGTAACAAAATCTGGTTATCAGCTTAACAGGAGGACTGCTGACTATCTAGACGAAATAAGGGAAGTATTTCCTGACGCTACTCGTAAAGGAAAGTTGATTGTCGCTACTAATTCAAGAACAGTCAATAGCTCAACACATGTTACATCTGAAATTGAATTGCCTAAAAATATATCCACAATCATAAAAAGTACTATGCCGTCTGTCGATAATGTAGTATTTGATTATGATATTGATGAATACAGCATAAATTTATATGCACATTTGTCAGATGATTTTGATTATGAATATGAAGACGAGGACTTAGACGAAGACACTATATATGCAATAGAGGATTGGGCAAATGCAATTGCAAATAGCGTAGACGATGAAGAATTAAAAGAGTGCATACTTCGAAACACAGAATATGATTGGTATTCTGGAATGACTTTCTACGGCGGAGGAGATATGCCCTTCACATATTCTAAGTTCGTATATCCAATAGAGCTAGAAATCTAAAACAAAGAATTATACAATTGAGCAACATGCTTAGTATGAAGATAGTGAACATTATAAAAGTCATTTAGATGATGGGTGGCAACCCGTTAATTCAAAATGAGGAGCAAAAATTCATATGAAAAGATATATTAAAAGTTCAATAGAACAATCAACAAATATCAAAGCTTCATCAGAAATCGTCTGGGATGATCTAGATTGGAATCAGCAGATTCAACTTATGAAAAAATATATTAGAAATTATAAAGGCACTAAAATATTTGAAGATTTTGCAGATTATGTCAACAAGCCGGTTGAAGATATAATTGATGCATTCAGCGATGCAGAATATCGTGGAGACATAAGAATTCCCGAAAGAATGCAGCTTGATTCTGAGTACAGAAATGATGATATTTATTCATCTAGTTCAATACAAGCAAGAAACTATGGTGGAGCATATGATGTAGATCCTGAACAATATTTTACAAGAGAAGACCTAGTAGAATTTGCACAAGATGTTATTGACTATATTGCAAATAGTCAAGATATTCTACTAGATATATCTGAACTTAGTATTGACGGAAATACAATTACTCTTGGATTGACAAATGAATTTGATAATGGTGGTTTTGAAGACACTGTTAGATTCAATGTTGATATGAGAAAAATCAGAAAACCTCAAGATTTGATGAAGTATACCATGCCAGTAGCAATTCAGTTCATCCATGCATATCAGACTGCAATTTCTGAAGACATTGATTCGTCATCTAAAATTGAATCCTCTCAATCTTATCTGGATAGGATAGAGGAATTGATGAACCAAGGGTTAGATGAAGAAACAGCTTCAAGAGAAGCGTATGCAGAATTCTATCCTGACGAATATGATGTAGATGATTATGACGAAATATATTCTTCTACATCATCTAGCAGATACTGGTATTTTACTCGTCACGGTGTTCAGCCAGGTTCAGTTCCTAAGTATGTAAACATCTTAGATATTGTAGACACACCAGAAGGTACATATTTCCTTGCTGACGGTGTTATTCTCACAAATGATCTCCGTAACTATGAAATTCAGGAGCGTAGGCCAGAAGGTGAAATATATTCTTCTAAACAATCCAACAGCAAATTAAATCAGATTAAAGATAAAATCACCAAAGTTGTTAAGAATGTGATGATGTCAGCTGAATTTGGTTTTCCTGAAGATGAAGTTGAAGAGTACAGTGTTGTAGAAGTTGACCCTTCAGGTAAAGTAGAAGTAAGAGCTGAAGTAGATTACGACGGGCTCATGACACTATGTGATGCCCTCAATCCTATTGTTCAGAGATATGATAAAGATAGTTATTTTGAGCCTGTACAGCCTGGAATCATTCGAGCTTGGATAGAAAACAAAAATGATGTTGTGGAGTCATCTAAATCACTAAATAGTGTTGCTAACAAATATCCGAAGTACATGAAAGTATCAAGAGGTGGGCAGAATTTTTCTGTACATTATAATTTGATTGATAATAGTCCTTCTGCAGATGCTCATCAGATGTGGTTAGAATTTCAAGCTTCTGTGTCTGCAATCAAACCTTATGACGATGCTGAATATGCTTGGGCACAGATTGAGAACGGTCACATCAATGTTATCAAAGGTGGTAAGGTAATTCAACAGTATTATTACTTTGATGCAGATGATATGGATGTTGAAAATAGTGAATGGTGCGATATCATAATTGATGAAGCGATTGATTTAATTGCAAAAATAAATAAAGATATTGAACCTCGAATGGTATATAACTCTACATCAATTGCAGCTAGAAACAAATCAAGTATCACGTCATCAGCCGATAAAACAATTCGACCTATCGATGAACTAAATGATGTAACAGATCAACTCAGAGATGACCTAATTCAGAAGCTTGTTGACGTGATGTCAAGTCCGAACTTTGGGTTCAGTAGAAATGAAGCCATTGATTATTCAAGAGTAGATATTAGATTTGATGACGATGAAAACAGAATTGAAGTTGAAGTTGGCGCAGAGGTTGACTACGACGGTCTAATGCAGATTGCTCAAGATCTTGATCCAATCATTCAATCATATGATAAAGCTGCCTATTTCGATGCAGAAGATGCTGGATTGCTTATCGCATTTATTCCATACGAATCATTGAGAAAGCACATGAAGGTCAATTCAGCTGCTGACCTTACTGAACCTTCCTTAGATCCTCCTGAATATGATGATCCAGAGGAAGTCGATGAAGATGTAACAGTCGAATTCGACATGGACAGAGTACGAATTGATGTAGATAAATCTGGATCCTGGGAATATGTTGACGATTCATTCTTAGACGATGTGCTGACAGATGATACGCTTTATTCTGACGAATACGATGTAGAGGTGAGAGACCGAAACGGCCTACTTGAGGATCTAGATGATATTCTTAAATATGATATTCCTGTAGAAGCGGGTGAATATCGTATCAGCTGTCATATCACGTTGGTGTATCACATAACTGGAATTGAGAAGTATGATGAATATCCAGATGATAACTACGGTGATTCTTCAGAATATTCAACAGAAAACGCAGAGGTCAAGTTCGATTTCCACGATAGTTATGTAGAGGATTTTAGAATTGTTGACTAACATGGCTTTTGCATTCTAGAAACTTAATCGTTATATAAGACGTAGGAATTCATCCTGCGTCTTATTTTTTTTTATTGTTCAACAATCATTAAATATTAACGAATTATTAACGATAGTTGAAATTGTCATCAAAATCGCTTATAATATAAGCATAAACAAATACATGTTTCGGAGGTCATCCACATGAAAACATTCAGCTCTGTATTGTCCGCGATTTTTACTATTCTGTCTGCACTGTGCTTTGTATTCTGCTTTTCTATAGATACTGAGCAAGATTCATGGTTCATGTATATGGGACTTGCGTTTTTAGGATTTATTATTTCTATCGCGTTATCTGCGATCGCAGGAAACTTATATAAGTTGACTGGAAGCGTTGTTGCATTTGTTTCTGTTATTGCCGCATCAATTGAAATGAAACGCCACCCGAACAGCCGCCGCACCAAGGCGTTGATCAGCACATATACTAATCGTAGAAATCAATTCAATTATAGCAAACTTTATCACAATGCAAAGCAAGTTTATTTGAAAGGAAATAGATGATGGCTATATCTCTTACATCTCAGCAGCAGACAGCAGTAAATAGCACCAGTTCTAAGATACTGTGTTTAGCAGGAGCAGGAAGCGGTAAAAGCCGTGTTCTTGTAGAACGTGCTCATAGACTTGCATCAGAGAGCAATCCTGAGTCCATACTATGTTTGACGTTTACTAACGCAGCAGCAGCTGAAATGAGATCAAGGTATAAAGCATGGTATTCAGACGATATCTTACCCATATTCAAAACATTTCATGGATACTGTTATGATCTAATATGCAAAGATGCTAGAATTCGACAAGTGTTAGGGTACTCTAGTATTCCGACCATTCCGAGCGATCATGTTTTATCTACAATCAAAATAAGCAATTTACTTAAGTTAAGTATATCTGTATCCGAGCAGACATTGAAGAAAAAATCCAGAACTGACATCAAATCTAAATATAAATATGACATGTTTTTGAAATCTGTTTATAAGGAATTGATTTCTAAAAACTATATCACATTTGATATGATGACGGACATGGTAAGTGAGCTGTTTGAGAAGTCCGATGCATCTATATCCATATACAAAAAACGTGTGTCTAATATACTGATTGACGAGTTTCAAGACACTTCACCAGACCAATGGAAGTTCGCTAGCAGCTTTTCAGACGCTGATATATTTGTCGTTGCTGATGAAAGACAAGCTATCTATGCGTTCCGAGGTGCGGATAGCTCAATCACAAAATCTTTGTTTAAAGACGATGCATTTGAAAAAATATTGTTGGATCATAATTTCCGGTCTACACAACAAATCTGTGACTACGCCAATCAAATAATTAAGTCGTCCGGAGAGCCGCTTCACATTGCGCTGAAATCTTCTGTTTCTGGTCCATCTGTGAAAGAAATTCGATCAGATAGCGCACCCTTTGTATATCCGTTAGGTAGTAACAATATAGTTAGATTTTTATCTGAATACAGTAAACTCAAAGGTTCAACAGCTCTATTATTCAGAACAAACAAAGAAGTATCAGAAGCTGTCAGCATGTTATCGGATAATAATATAAAGTATGATGCATACAGAGTAAACTCAAATGATGTAAAGAATTATCTTAGATCTATAATAGATGATGAGTTTGCTGTTTCGTGGCTATCTGATATTCTGCCGAATATAGCTCAAAGCGAATTCATTCGGCTATCTAATATAGTGCCTCCAGAGGATTCTAGATATGCTTTGTTTAGATCTAACTTCGCCACGAATGATCCAGTACGTCACCACTGCCAAGTTATTGACAAGTTGCGACTAATATATAACAGTGATACGTCTACTTCTACTAAAATGACAGATATATGTGCAGTGTTGAACATCAAAAACATCTCAGAGTTTGACGAAAACATAGATAAAAATATTGAATGTTTGATTGATAGTGTTGAAAATCATGATTCCAATATCGGCAATGATTCACAATCGTTATATGTAGGTACAATACATAGTGCTAAAGGGCTTGAATGGGACAATGTATTCTTATGGAATGTCAATTGTTATTCCTTCAAACTTAAATCCGAAGAGGACTGGAACTTGTACTATGTAGGTGCTACAAGAGCAAAACAAAATCTATTTGTATTCAAAGGAGAAAACATGTGACGATTTGTAGTAATTTATCGGAGAACAGCAGAAATACTTATAATCTGCTAAGATGTATCTCAAGTAGACTATCTAGTCGAACTGACTGCAAAGGCATAGAATACGAAGTAACAATATTCGATGATATGTCATTGAACGTAGTTCCGAATGTCTTGATATTTCCCAATACGCATAGCCGCAGACCTTGCGATACGATAAGCATCACGCAGTATGCAATTCTCAGCTGCTTATCTCCTGTCTCTATCTACATCTATCCAGATAAAGTAGTATTGAGCAAGCACTGTCTCGTTCCAGGTAAGTATGTATTCAAACTGTCCGCGGATAAACTAAAACGAAAGTGGATCAACATGACGGAGGTAACATATGAAGTTAAAATCGGTTGATATTTGGAATATGCACAGCATCAAAAATAAGCATGTTGAGCTGACAGACAAAAACATTTTAGTCGGTAAAAACGGATCGGGAAAATCTACTGTATTGAATGCTATTCAGCTAGCGCTGCTTGGCTACATTCCAGGTACAAACAAACAGAACAGGGATATATTCAACCATGCGTGCGCAAGTCCGATGAAGGTTATGGTAACATTTGATAATGGATACTATATCTGCAGAACGTATACTAAGCAGAAGAACACAGTGAAATGTGATGTAGATACGTTTCCTACAGAGCTTGACATAAAAGCTATAGTATCTGGTCTTGAGCTTCCGATATTTAACTTCAACGAATTTGTAGCGTTGAGTCCGAATATGCTGAAAGATAGATTGATGGAGCTGATCCCGAGACAAAACTTTGATTTAAGCATAGAAGATGCGATATCTGACGAAATGGATAAGTTATCTGAAGAGACAAAACGCTTGATGACAACAGAACTTGCATCAATTGAAACTGACACTGATATCTTATCAGAAATCAAAAAGTTACATAAATACACAAAAGACATTGTTTCATTTAAACAGTCTGAAGTCACACGTCTTACGAATTCAATTGAATCATCTGTTCAGTATACAGATGTAGACAGCTCATACAACTTAAAGGATGTACAGGCAAAGATCGACTACTACAAGAAGCTCAGAGCAGATTCAGCTGAAGTATATAGATGTAATGAAACTATTCAGGCCATTGAAGCTCAGCTTGCTGATTTTTCGTTAAAAGCGCCGAAGGAAGATAAGTTTCACGATGACAGATACAATGAATGGTCGTTTGAACTCACTTGCTATTCGAACAAACGAGATGTGTTGAAAAACGATCTATCTCGTGAAACTGAAAAGATTGCGGAACTGAAATATAAGAAGCGGAACCTAGAGCAGAGCCTGAATGCTTCAAATATCTGCCCTATTTTGCATGACGTATGTGATAGATTGACCATAGATAGAGGCGAGTTAGCAGCACAGCTAGATACCGTTGAGACGGAATTGCTTGCTGCGCAGTATAGATACGCAGATATTACAAGTACCATCAATGATTTAACTTCAAAGATTGACAAGTTGTCAAAAAATCTAGACGTCTTAGCTACTAACTACGATGTTAAGCAGCAGCTAATCGATCATAAAGCCGCTATCAAGTCTCAGGTGAGGGATATGGTTGCTAGTACTGGTCTCAATGCCGAATTTATCGAATCTGAGTTAGATAAGCTTGATAACATTCGAATCAAGCTGCTTGCTAACATGGAATACGATAGAATTATGTCTAAAGTTGTTAAAGATAAGTATCAAGCGGAACTGGATCTGGCAGTACTGAAACGCATTGCAGATAAGTTAGGTCCAAATCAGCTTCAAGCTGTAGTATCCGCCGCACCATTCGAGTCAGCAAAGAGGATCATTTCAGATAATCTCAAAGCGTGCGGATTGCTCGGAGATGCGTATTTTGTTACAGATGGAGGCAACAATTCATTTGACTTTGGACTTGTTAGAGATGATTTGCATATCTCTTATAAATCATTGTCATCTGGTGAAAAATGTCTGTACATGTTAGCATTTATGACAGCATTACTATCTATGAATGAATGCAGTATCAATCTTTTGCTGTTAGATGATGTATTCGATCACCTAGATAACCAGCACACACAGTTAGCTTTAAGATACATCAGCAATGATACTAATGTGCAATACATTTTTGCCGGCGTAAACAATGTATTTGTTGAGCAGAAATTTGACAACATCGATGTTGTAAATATGTGAATATAGGAGCAGCTAAAATGACGCTAGAAATCGGAAGTATCTACCATGTTAAGGTCATCAAATTGCTTGATAAAGCTATCATAGTTAGATTACCTGACAACTCAACAGAATTGATTCATGTATCTAAAATTGCTAATGCATTTGTCAAAGCACCAGAAGAATATGTGTCGATAGATGATGAATTCGACGCTGTTGGAGTTAAAGGTCAGACCAAGCCAGTTGAATTATCTTTGAGACACTTAGATCTGAAGAAATTTAATGCTACGATAGTGGAACCGAAGCTTATAGACCCTATCAGCAAACAGAAGCCGAAACAGCATAGTAAGCTATCTCAGAATGCTAGCAATCCAACGAAACCAATACATTCTAAGATCGACAGGAAACTGTCCTTAGATGAGATGATCAAGAAAAGCAACAAGCAATTTGAAGATAAGTTTAGAGGTAGGAAAGACTTCACAAAGAAGAACAAGAATCGGAGAAAGAACAAGCAGCCTTACAAAGAAGACTGATCCTGTATTTCTTTCTGATGCTAAAGTAACTGAATCGAAATCTAACAAATAGGTGTTGGCTGAGGATTTTTTATCTTCAGCCAATATAAATATTCTCAGAAATAGTTATCAAAAAAAACTAAAATTGCAACGATCGTTAAATAAGTATGTAGCAGAAGAAGGTCAAGGATTTCGGAAGGAGCTGAATGGTGATGAAGTCTCAGTCCACTAACTATTACGATCAGATTGATAAAGCTATTAAGTCTTACGAACAATCTAGACCGTATCATCCTTTGGGTCCTGATAAAATCTGCGATAAGATTGATTGGTGCTGGAAATGGAGAAAAATTTCTGAATGTCAGATGCACAGCCTAGTTGATCGAATAGTGTATCTGATGGACAATAACTTAGTTTGAATTTAGTTTGATGTTACGGCGTCGCTAAGCACTAAAACATGGTAGAAACCTTTATTCTATATGATGTTGGAGATTGGAGTAATGGCAGCACATAGGTCTTTGACACCCACGGAGTAAGTTCAAATCTTGCATCTACAGCCAACTGTCAATACTTAATTGACTGATGTCAGAGTAATCAGCTAATCTGGCAAAGAATGAAAATGATTGCTGAAAACCGCTACTAGTAGTAGACGAGGATCTAGCGGCAAGCTGAGAAATCAGCAGGAGGTAGCTATCTTGAAAATCAGAAAAGAACCTATTTTAGGGATGGCTAACCTATATCCTAAACGAACTCATCTTCCTGTTGTAATATGGGTAGATAACTTAGGCTCTGCTAGAAAAGGAAAGCATAATGAACCTAGAATCAAGGTTCAAAATGTAAAAGGTGACAAAGCAGTAGACGACACTTTTAGCTTGTCAATAAGCATGAATCATAAAATTCTTGCAGGAAAGTGCAAATTATCGAATGATGACTACAGAGAGATTGTAAATTTTGTTTCAGAAAATTACGATGTTTTGATGAAACATTGGAATCAAGAAATTGATGAAGATGAATTAAAGGAAATTATTTACAATCGTTAATATGAGGGAGTCAAATGAAAATTCTTCGTCGTCAAAACATAGAAGGGATGGCGAGAATTGGATTTACTCCTGATAATTATGAAGTATACGTAAATACAGATGATGGTGGAAAGATTCCTCATTTTCATTACAAGATGAAAACAGATTGTAATAAGTTTCATACTTGTATACAGATTGAAAAACCTGAATATTTTCACCACACAGGAAAAGAAAGCGTGCTGAATTCTAAACAAATTCGGTCGTTGATTCGATTTCTTAAGTCACCTGTAGCTCTGTCACAATATGCTGAAAAATTTTCTTCCAATTTTGAGTTAATTATTTTCCTTTGGAATATAAATAATTCAGATGTCATAATTGATCCTGAAACAAAAATCCCAGATTACTATCAACTAAATTAAATCCAATCGTTAATTAAGTATGTAGCAGCTAGCAAGCTATTACATAGGAAGCTCACAATCCTGCCGAAATAACATCTAGAATATTTCCGCACAAATTGGCTGAAAAGAGTGAGTGGCAAGGAATATGCCAGGAATGATTCATACTATATGGAGGATTAAGCATAACTGGTACTGCGGCGGTCTTGAAAACCGTTCACGTGAAAGCGTGTGAGAGTTCGAGTCTCTCATCTTCCGCCAGGTCTTGCATGCAAACATGCAAGTGGATTGAAATGAATCTCACTCGCGCCGCCAGGTCTTGCATGCTTGCATGCAAGTGGATTGAAACCATCTAGATGAAATAAAACCAACTATGCTGGCAAGTTGTCGGTGGGTTGAAGAGCCACAGAGTCTAAACTATTCTACTCTATCTTAGAAAGCGTCGGAAAGCTAGGTCCCGTTAGTAGCAGCTGAAAAGTATCCTAAAACGATAAGCGTTAACACATGTTTTATAGGTGACACCTCGGAAAGACGAGGATATGCGCTGGTGTCCCATAGAGGTTGATTGGAACGGTCTTGTAAGCCGTCGGCTATTGCCCACGTCGGTTCGAATCCGACCACCAGCTCCATCGCAAGAGAGTCACTGGCTCAGCGTAGCACATCACAATGAATAGGAGGAAGCTTCATGAGAAACGACGCGCATGCTTTCTAAGTCTTGAAAGGAGGACTTAGAAATGAGCAAAAGCTATAAGAAAACGCCGTGGAGCGGAGACAGGAAAGGCAAATGGAAAAAGCGCAGAGCCTCAAAGGTTGTGCGTAGATATCTCAGGCGCCATCTCGAAGATCTGTGCCAAGGTGCGCAATACAAGAAAATTTACTGTTCATGGAACATATGCGACTACGGGTTCTTATATCCATGGGAAGAGCATTGGACGTATGTGCAGGCAGAGAATTCACATGCTCATGCGAATGAGCCAAAACGTTCGAAAGAAGACGAGTACCGTCAGTGGTATCAAGAGTACAAAGCAAAATAACAATCGGCTATGCGCTCTCCGATAAAAGAGCGCACATGATGGGCTATGGTGAAAAGGCAACACATCAGACTTTGACTCTGACATTTGTTGGTTCGAGTCCAACTAGCCCAGCCAAGTAAAGGAAAACATTTTTATCCTCTTTATCTTTCTGTTTGTGGCATCAGGACAAACAAAATGCCACACAACATGGGAATGTAGCTCAGTAGGTTAGAGCGCATGACTACAGGTCATGAGGTCGAAGGTTCAAGCCCTTCTGTTCCCTCCAAAGCCTATATCAGTATAGGTCTTGAAATGATAAATAGACCAATGCATTATCTTTAGAAAAGTAATGTATCTGATGAAAAGAGATCATCAACTCTCGGCGAAATTAAAACTGTTGTGACGAATGTGTCGTTTGACACATATAAATAGCAGGTTCGTCGCTGCGCTTAATCTACTGAACTGCAATGTTGATGTAAGCAGTAGTAAAGGTTCCCAAACCGATTCAGGGAGATTAAGAAAAAGTTAGCTTATTTAGTAGAAAGAGGGTTGGAGGGGCACAGCAAGTAGAATAAATGCAATAGAGCAACAAATTTGAAAGCTAATAAAGGATGTGCTAAGGAGTAGAAGTAACTACCTCTGTCTACTGTGTATTTCTACTAAATGAGCTTAACTTTTCATTAAGGAGTTTCTAGTATGCGAACATATACTTTTATTTGTTACGATAAGTATCCAAAAACAGTTAAAAAGTTCCACATCTTTGAAAAGAGGTTTTCTTCGTTATCAGATATTGCTAAATTCTTAAAATCTGCAAATAAGCTATATTTGAAAGATCCGCTGAAACAGCTATCTAAAAACGAATTAGCAATTCTGTCAAAGAAACTCCGATCGTTAAATAACATGTAGCGCAGCTGTTAGAGCTAACACCTTTAAGCAATGAGTCGTAGGTTGAAGTCTAGCAACCAGCTACATTTGATATGCGGATATAGTGTAACGGTAACATCCGACTCTTCCAAAGTCGTGTTGCGGGTTCGAGTCCCGTTATCCGCTCCAGAAGGAAGTATGCATCCTGCTACCCACCTAGTATGTCGACTATCTTGATGGCGCGAAATTGATAAAAAGAGCATATATGCAAACTTGTCGCATAAGAGTACAAGTAAGGCAGAGAAGCTGCTATAATCGGGTGCAAAACCATTCCCGATATAATAAGGGCCTTTAGCTCAGTCGGTCAGAGCAGCATACTCATAATATGAAGGTCCAGGGTTCGAGTCCCTGAAGGCCCACCACAATTGGTACAACACGACTGTAACGACTCTCGCAGTTTAGAGCTGTATCCCGCTTCTTGATTGAGGTGTGAAGTGTCAAGAGAGCCTCCGACGAGTCTTATGGGCACCACCTAACGGTGAAAAGATAAGACAATCGTCATTACGTCTAAGTTGTCCGGCAGTGTTAATGTCATTGAATCACGAAATTATGATCAAGCTGCCGGATGTATATCCTCTCGTAGTGTAGCGGTAGCACTGCGCCCGTCAAGGCGAAGGATCCGTTCGAATCGGAAGGGAGGCTGTCCGGCACAGACAGAGTGCGCTGTTGGCCTACAGTTGAAACTTGGCAAAGCTTCATAGCCGAAAAGTGGCGACAAATAGAGGCGAGGCAGAACAATAGTCTTGGGTCTGCAAGTAAGCCTATCGGCAACAGAGGAGAGCCTTATGCTTGCTAGGTGTTCTAGGCGCCTTTCTCCTCATCATATGCAGCTATAGTGTAATGGTAGCACTCAACTCCTCCAAAGTTGTATTGCCGGTTCAAATCCGGTTAGCTGCTCCACAGAAAGTCTACAGAAAGGGTGATAAATATGGCTATTTATAAATGCCCGGTTTGTGAAGGAAGGGGATTTGTTCCTTTCGGATTCTATACAAGTCAACCATATGATGGAAGCTCAATAACTGGTTCTGCTTCAACTGAAATTTGTAGAAGCTGTGATGGTAGAGGCATAATATTTGATGAATGCCTTAGAACAGCTTCAAATAATAGGCAAAAGATCTGTAGCAACTGCGAAATGAATGATGGAATGGTGTATATGTCTTATCCCCCTAAATACAGATGTACTTTATCTGGTTGTTTTAATGAAGGAACACATCTATGCGATATAGATGACGTGATGGATAAGTGAAACAACTATCCAATACAATGTAGAGATCGGTAGGACGCTGGCGTGTGCTGACCGAATCGTTCCGTCTGGGTGTGTCAACACCCGGACGGTTCTTTTTGTTGTCAGATGAATCAAATTATTAACGAATTATTAACGGACATTGAATTTTCCTTACAGATGTCATATAATATAATCATAAAGAAGATAGTCCGATCCATCACATCAAAAAGCTTCAAAGCTAAGGAGGACAACATGAAAGGATACATTATCAAAGTTACATACCTCACAGGCCCACATGAAGGAAAGTCTTATTTCCTCCAAAAAGGTGGGTTTGTAACATCTGATCCAGATAACCAGTGGTCACACAATTGTTACAAGACAGAAAATATCTGCAAGTCGGTTTGCAGACAACTTGGATGCAATAACAAGATTGACCACATGGTGGAGGAGAAAACCAGAGAGTTTCAGATTCAACACGGTCTCGATGTATCAGATTCAATGATCTACGAATTAGAGTACTACGAACCGTATTTCGTCAAAAATGTTTACAATTCGGATGTTTACTAAGGAGGTATTCAATATGATTGTATATAGCAGATCTGAAGCAAAAGAATTGTTAGATAGAAACTGCGAGATTGCAGAGCGCTCCAGCATGGTTGTTGTTACAGTCTTTCACACAGACTTAATTACAAAGGAAGTATGCGTTACAGACATATTCAGCCATGATGCAGTGCAAGCAATGATCTGGAAGTCAGATTACCTGAACCGACTCAAATCGCTAAAAGTTCCATATGTCGCATATATCAGCAACACTCTTGAATCTGCATATGACTATGTTGAATTTGAGGAGGACAAATAACTACATATGAAAGAAATCAAATTTTTACTCAGTAATCATGAAGTAGAAACAATGCGAGCAGCATTCAACAACTCCTTTTTACAGAGACCTGATACAGAAGCAACAGATAACGAAATCGATGACACAGACAGCGATATCGCAAGATTTATCATCTGGAACTACGTTAAATTTTACGAAGCGATGAAAGGTACAGAGGAATGACAATGATGGATAGAAAAGTTGATATGGCTCTGTTTTCTGCAAACAATTGGATCAATTACCAGCTTGAGATGCAGAAAGCTGCGATTCAAATGATAGGAAACGCAATTGATGAAACAAAGAAAGCTTACAAGCTTCAGAGCAAACAAAGCCTCGATAAAGATGAAGGAGTTGAATTTTTCACAAGCGCCGACATCGCAGAAATCTACAAGTTGCTCAATAGCTCAGAATCTGAAATTGAGTCGGTCATCTCTAAGCTAGAAGAAGCAAAGGAGATGATGCCTGATTTTGATAGGAGACCAAAGCATGAAGCGAGTAAGTAAGACATCTAACATATTGGGAATGGCTAAAGAACCATCAAGAGAGGTGTTTTGGATCGTTGACGGAAAAGTTCTTTCATTTCCGTTCTATCATGATACAACGTCTCTCGGCGTTTCTAAATCAAGATTAACACAATTTTTGTAAATTATAGCCAGAAGCAAGGTTCAGTTCAACAGTAGCTCAGTTCTGTTAAATGCGCGCTTATTGATAGATAGCATCTATGCGAAAGGAAGATGTAATTGAAACGACTACTACGCGTAACAGCATCTAACTCAAATAAGTCAAATGTAAAAATAATAGAAATTGAATTCTATGTGAATGTAGAGCAGACTACTAGCGCAAATTCTGCTAGAAATTCAAACTCTAAAGAAAACAAGCTAAACACTTACAAGAAGATCTTCAAAGCATTTGTGGACAATGCAATAAGACTGATGAAAGAAAAGCATAGTAAGATTGTAGATATTCATCAATCTAACCGAGCTAGATCAAATTCTTGGTATGTCTCCATGCACCCAGCAAATGCTAAAGGAGAAGTAAAATCGAAGTATTTGTTCATTTTTAGATTCTCTGATCACTCAATTTCTAACTTCGAAGAAAGATCAGCTAAATACAGAGATGAGCTAGCGCAAGCTAACAAACTATCTGAACAATCAAAGCAGCTAAACATTCCGTTTGAAATCGTTGTCAGGAAAGATAACAACGAAAATCATTTCAAATCGTTTGCAGAAGCACTGGATTTCTTGAAAACGCTGTTAGAAAATGAACAGTCTTGATTGATATATTAAATCAGATCGAATAGCTGAAAAGCTAAGTCGCTCTCCACCTGAGGAGGGCGTGGATAGAAACGCAGAAGCACTGGACTATGTAAACACAATATTAGAAAACGAACAGCGTTGATTGAACGTGGGAAGTTGGTAAGGGTATCAACAATATACTGTAGCATGGTGGGTTTGCTATAGACAAAATATAATCGGCTCTGCAGCAGAGCTGTTAACGAAGATTCGGTTATGCACAAGCATTTCCGAATCTTTTATTGTGTTTGTTTAGAGGTGATAAAGATGAAAATATTCAGATGTCCTGTATGCAATTCAAAAATCGTTATTTTACATGATATAGATACTAGATTTGGCGAAATCCGGTATCGTATACTTTGTTCAGATTACAGCTGTGTAATCAACGATGTATGTGCTTCTAGTTCAACTAAACTAGGTGCGTATAAATTATGGATAGCAATGAGGAGATGGGTCTTACGTGATCACAGAAGAAATTGAAGTATGGAAAGACATTCCGAATTACGAACCATATCAAGCTTCTAGTTTTGGTAACATCCGAATGAAACTAGCTGACGGTTCATACAAGCTATTAAAGCCATTCTTAAACATGGATGGTTACTATCAAGTAGCTGTCAAGAACTGCCCCACAAAGCTGCCTAACCTCCACAGGCTTGTAGCTTTTGCATTTCACGGTGTTCCGAAAACTAAGATGGTAGTAGATCACTTGAATAATATACATACTGATAATAGACCGGAAAATCTAGAATGGGTTACGCAGAAAGAAAATATGCGAAGAGCAAAGGCGATGGGACTATATACTAAGAAAACAAAAATCAAATGCGTGGAAGACAACATCATTTACGAATCTATCGCAGACTGCGCGAAGAAAACAGGTATTCGACCTGCAAGTTTGTGGAATACTACGAGAGATGGTACAACAATTCGTGGTAAGCACTACATCAGAGTTGCACAGGAAAGTATCTAAATATTAAAGAATTATTAACGATAGTTGAATTTACAGCCAAGATCGCTTATAATATAAGTATCGACATGTATATACAGATCCGGAAATCATAGATACACAAAGATTTGGAGGCACAGTATGGAGAAGAACATTGTAAATTCCGTAACAGATCAGATTCGAGTACTGCAGGAACATGAAGTCATTGCTTCAAAAGCTGGATTGCATTACGCAGTTATATTTGGTCAGCTAGATGATAAATCAGAGGTGTTCTGGTACGATATTTGGTCACAAGATAAGAATATACTTATGTGGATGCTAGACCAGCTTGAGGCGAGTTATGACGATATAGAAGATGCCGGTTATGAATCTTATGTTGGCACACATATCCGTAACATTGGTTCGAACGGATTAGCTTTTGGTAATTAACAAAGAGTTTACATCATGTCTTTGTAACAGATCAATTCACAAATAGATTTAACTGATGTCAATATTTCTAAGGAGTATCAATATATATATATGAAACTTATCCAGTCTATCAATGAATTTCACAATGCAAAAACAGATGTTATCAACAAAGCCAATATGATCAATGGATTCGCAGGTATGTGTTTCTTCACAGATCCAGTAACCGGCTACACTATTATGCTAGATGTAATCAGCTCAGACAGAAATGTAGTAGAAGATTGGCTGAATAACTGTAGCAATACATATCGAAGAACTCGTGAAAGTTTTGTAACGTATCTAAATGAAGATCTTTATTATGATGGTGTAAAGCGAGATTGGGTTTGGTCTTTACTTGGAAGCATCTTCCAGTTCGCATAAACATTGTAAGATACGTTCTAATTGGAGAGCAAACATGATTACTACAAAAGATTTGGCATACTTTAGAATTGCCAAGCAAGCAGCTAAATTGTCTACCTGGAAACAAGTCAGGTATCAAATTGGGTGTGTAGTAGTATTGAACCACAGAATAATCAGCAGCGGTTTCAACACAACAAAGACAGATACCCTTCAGAAGAAATACAACAAAGAGAGATTCGCAGAAGAATCGTGTCATATGGCTCATGCGGAGTTGTCAGCTTTGAAGCCGTTGTTATACGATAACACGATTGACGCTTCTAAGCTCAAAGTATATGTATACAGAGAGTTGAAAACGGGTAAACTTGGCTGTGCTCGTCCTTGTAAAAGTTGTATGAAGCTGATAAAAGACATCGGCATTCGTTACATATATTATACAACTTCTGATGGCTACGCAGAAGAAAAAATATTGTATTAAGTAGGTGATTTCGTATGAACACAAAATTAGACGTTGTAGTTAAAATGAATGAGCTTCAAGCTGAACTTATCCGTAGATATCAGGAAGAGCTCAAACAGCTTAAAGCTGACATGAAGAAACAAGATCAGTCATACACAGATTCTGAGTTAACTCGAGTAGGTTCTATATGCTGTGAGCTAGTTAATTCTAAGCGCAGCTAATAGATACGCAAATATATCAGCTTGATAGATAAAAGTTATATGTAGGAGGACAAAATGTCATTTAGCGCCTTAGAGAAAAAGATACAGGCAAATGCTCAAAAGTACTATACAGATGGCAGTCAAGAGCTTTCAGATAAAGAATTTGACAATCTTGTTGACAAGCTCAAAGAAGAAAATCCAGCTTCTCCTATGCTAAAAACAGGCTGGGGATACGATGTAAACTCAGATACAACATATGGACATAAAGTTAAGCATAAGTATGGAGAAGTTGGATCGCTCGATAAGGTCCATAACTGGAAAGAATTAAAAAGTTCTTTGAGGAATTCCGAGGTTGTTACTTCCTTGAAGCTAGACGGACTTTCTGTTGTAATGTATTATGAATCAGGACAGTTCAAATCCGCAGTGACTCGAGGAGATGGTGTAACAGGAATTGATATCACAGACAAGATCGGGATAGTATTGCACAGAACGACTCTGAATGATACCACATTCAGTGGGGGAGTTAGAGGCGAAATTGTTATGTCTAACGAACAATTTCGACGTTACAAATCGCAGCATGAAGATGCAAAGAATGCAAGAAATACAGCTGCAGGCATCATCAATTCTAAAGAATTATCAGAAGATCTAAATTTTCTATCTGTTGTAGTATACAAAGTTGTCGGAGGTAATAGAGCGTTTGACAATTACTCCAGTATGCTGAGTTGGCTTCATTCAAATTTTACCGATGTCGTAAGTTGTGATATAACTAAGCTGTTTGAAGATACACTAGATTCCAGAATGGTTGAATACAAAGATGCTTGGTATGATGAATATCCAGCAGATGGAATTGTAATTGCCAGCCAAACTTTAAAACTACAAGAAGCAAACAACGAGTATATCTATGATTTTGATTCTCAAGCGTTCAAGTTTCCCGCCGAATCGAAATTAACTAGAGTTAAATCTGTAGATTGGTCGCTATCCAAAACTAAATACATGATACCTGTTATCAATGTAGAACCCGTTCAGTTGTCTGGCACCACTGTTCAGTTTGCAACAGGATTCAATGCGAAGTACATAAAAGATCACAACATCGGGCCAGGAGCTGAAATTGAGCTTTGCAAAGCAAATGAGATAATCCCTTACGTGCTGAATGTCGTCTCTCCGTCGTATGACATGTCAATTCCTACGCACTGTCCGTGTTGTGATGCGGAGTTGATTCAAGCTGGTGTGAACTTGATGTGCCCCAACTATAAATGCACAAATTATCAAAAGACAGACCTTTTGATTTGGTGCAATCTGTTGTCTCCAGTTGACGGCATTGGTGATGTACTCAGAGAAAAATTCTTGTATGAGGTATTCGGAGATTTGACTACAGTCGATTCTCTCATGTCTAGATCTGTAGAGGATCTAGACATAGAATTCTCAATGTGCAATGGATCTGGAAAGCAGTTTGATCTATTCAAACATTCGGTATATATGTTGTTCAATCAATCTGTTGATATTGCAACAGCGTTGCAAGCTTTAAATATTCCTAGATTAGGTCTAGAAACTTCCAGAAAACTGTCTGAATATCCGGATGTAATTGAACGAGTACTCAAAGTGAGTTTAGGAGAAGCTCCCGTTTCCAATATATCGAATCTAGATAGCTTTATTGGCTACGCTAATGCAAATTCCATCCTAAGTCATCTAGATAAATTTGCAAGACTGAAATATGTATGGGACAGAATATCTTGGGCTGATACAACTGCGGATCGTGTTAAAGTTGCAATTACAGGTAAATTGTCTGTAAAACGATCTGAATTTGAATCAGAATTAAATCAGCATGGATTTGAACTTGGATCATTATCTAAGGACACTGCTTATCTAATTACAGATGATCCGAATAGCGGAAGTAGCAAGAATATTCAAGCTGACAAATATGGAGTATCTAAAATAACTGAACAAGATTTCCGAAATAAATTTATGGGGTGATAATTTGAAATTAGTTCAACCTTCTGTAGTGAGAATCGTAGAATCTGATCCGTTGACTCAGATCGAAAACGCCGCTAGAACTTGCTATAAGTCAGAAAGTAATAAATCTGCAGGCTCAGCAAAACGAATGTTTGATAATCTAGTTAAAAACAAACATACAGCGATGTTAGAGCATGCTAGTTTAGTTTTTCAAGTATTTGACACAGATTATTATGATGCGCTTAAACACAATCTTAGCAAGTACATGAATTTCACAGAACACTGGGTTATCAGCAAAGCTGATTCTAGATACATAACACCTAGATTTCTGATGTCTGGAAATATCAGAGCTATCAATGATTCATGCATTCGTCAGATATACGAAGCGATGATTCAAGCTGGACTATCTGATCTGTTGTATCCAGATAGCTACCCTAAAGAAAATGAAAACTGGCCAAACGATGAACTACTCCCAAACACTAGAATCAAAGTAGTTGATATTTCTGAAATAGAGGATTTATCAGAATCCGAGAAACTGAATCATGTTTATGCGAGCTTCAAAATAAAAACAGATAGAGCTGTATCACACGAAATTGTCCGTCATAGGACAATGAGTTTTGCTCAGCAGTCTCAGAGATACGTTAAATACAATTCCGATGATATCGAATTCGTTGAACCTAGTTGGTACAGAAGTTCAACAGACGACATCAAGCAGATATTTTGCAATTCGCTGCTACAAGCTGAAAAGGCATACAACGAACTAATGTCAAATGGTTGCACTGCACAGGAAGCTAGATGTGTGCTACCTAATAGTACAGCTACAGAAATTGTCGTTACAGGAAATCTTAAAGCTTGGAAGCATTTCATCAATCTTCGATACAAAGGTACAACAGGAAAACCGTATCCGGATATGAAAGTAGTTGCTGAACAAATCTACAATGAACTTAAAGTGGATCCGTTGTGTAAAGATGTGATTGAGTAATTTTCTACAGCGCATCAACATAACAAACATTAAATTATAATCACCTCTAGAACCTATAATAGAAATGGATAGGTCAGAGGTGATTTCTTTATGTGTGAATGCTGCAAGCTACATGTCCCGGATACAAATATCGACATAGCGAATGATAGTTATGTTAAACTCGGAAGATTTGATGCAACGATCTGGATAATTAAACATGGCTGGTATCAATGTGACGGAAATCGTCCACATTGCGGGTGGTATTTTCAGCAAAAAGATGACCCTGCTATGATAAAACCTGTATCATTGTCAGATCTATACGATATATACGAAATACAGTTGTAAAGCGAGGTGATATCATGAACTATATACAAATACCAGGTAGCATTACTAAGTTATACGAAGGCGATGTAGTAACTATCGAAACATATCCAGGAACTAAGTGGATTGTTCAGCACGGATGGTATATTTACAGAGGACTACAGAAAAACGGCTGGTATTTCTGTTCCGTAGATACTCAAACTACGTTACCTGCTACAAACGATGTGCTGCTCAATGTTTCAGACGTTTCAGGGTCAACTGGATGTTGTAAACCTGACACATCCTGTACATGCCATTGTCCTCCTCCGCCTGGCCCTCCGCCTCCGTGTCCTCCGCCTCCGTGTCCTCCACGTCCTATAGATCCACATAGCTTTCAAGTAGAACATGCGTTCATAACTGTAGATACAGAAGCAGAAAGAGACTATCTATTAACTAATCAGTTGATTCCTAATGGTAAGATAGTAAAAGTTAATCAGACTACTTCTGGAACTAAATACTTCACCTGGAATCAAGTAGCTTCTAAATGGGAAGAGGAAACATTTGGAATCACTCCAGATAAGTATGTAACAACCGAAAGCTTGCCAGACAAGGTAGATAAGATTATAGAATCAAGCGAAAAAGTTCATGAAGTTATCAAAGAAGTCTCTGCTGAAACTGTACAGTGGAGTAAACTAGAAGTAAGGAGTGAAATAAGCTAATGGCATCAAAAGTTCTTTTTAGTTATGGCTCAATTGATCTTTACAAAGCATTGTCGGTCAAAGATGAAAATACATTGTATTTTATCACAGACTCTCATGAAATTTATAAAGGTTCTGAGCTAATCGCGGATAAGACAGAACTCAATGTTAAGTTTGTATCCGCAATTCCATCTGCATCTACTGCTGTAGAAAACGTCTTGTACATTGCTACCGTAGAAGGAAAAACAACGTCCTGGATCAAGTCCGGTTCCACGATGATTCAAGTAGGTGGCGGAGAAGCTACTGAAATTGCAGACGGAGTTCTGAAGATCACCAATTTTGCCGAAGGCACTATCGCAAAGACACTAGATGCAGCGACAGACGAGCAGATTCCAACTGCTAAGGCTGTATCTGATGCAATCACTACAGCAGTTGGCCAGCTAGACTCTGCGTTTGTAGACGTAGTTACAGAAGCAGCTCCAGAAGGAACTGCAGGTACTGTACTCAAGTTTACAACTAAGGGTGGAGAAACTAAGTCTGTAACTATTGCAGATATTTTCCTTGCCGGTGCTGCATATGACAGCGCAAAGCACATCTTGACTCTAACACTTAATGATGCACAGCATTCTAAAGTAGAAGTTGACTTATCTACTCTTGTCGGATCTTCTCTGTCCGATGTATCTGTAGGTGAGGATGAAGCGTTTACAGTAGAACTAGGCGCTGGTGCTACGCTTGGTGGATTCAAGACAGGCGACAAGATTGCAAAGGATATGACAGTTGAAACCATCGTCAAGAAGCTTTTGATGAAGCAGGTTCCTCCGACATATGTTCAGCCGTCTGTTGTAATTTCTAACAATGCGGGCTCATCCGCAGGTAATTACGAAATCGGATCTACTTTGAATGTCAAACTTCGTGCTACGTTTACGCAGCATGACGCAGGCCAACTTACAAACATCCAGTTCAAGAAGAACAGTGTGAATGTGGGTGAAGCTTCTACATCTACTCCTGCAGATTACTCGGAAGAGTCATTGTCCCTCGTTTCTGCTACTACATATTCTGCAACTGCTACGTATGCAGAAGGTGATGTAAAGAACGATAACCTAGGACAAGCTTATCCGACCGGACATATTGAAGCAGGTTCTAAGGATACTAGCAATTATGTATTCACTCCGTACCGTATGGGCTACTTCGCTGGATATACTTCTGACGTAGCTGAATTGACATCTGCAGCAATTCGTAATCTTCAAACAAAATCTAACGCAGCTTACAGATCAGGATCATTTAAGATCACAGTTAAAGCTGGAGCTAAGCGTGTTGTCATTGCTGCGCCTGCAACTAACGCAGGTGTTACCAAGATTCTAAATGAATCTGCTTTGAACGCAGACGTCACATCTACCTTTGCTAAGTCCACTATTGATGTAGAAGGTGCTAACGGTCATGCAGCTATTACATATAATGTTTGGACATATGTTCCGCTTAACGCATACAGCCAAGATGCTGTTCTTTCTGTTACGCTAGGTTAAATTATAGAAAGGAGTGAAACTTAATGGCTACAATCAATAAAACAAATGCTTTCATGGAGTTCCCTCTTCAAATCAGCCGTCAGTATAGCGGTCCAATTGAAAGATATTCCGTATTCTACTCTCTAGAAGAGGCTACTACATATGCTACCACTAATCCGATTGCATATGTAGGTCAGATTGTAACAGTTGTTAACGAAGCTAAGAAGAATTCTGTTGCATATCAGATTTCTAATACAGATGGCGATCTAGTTGAAATCGGTGCAAGCAAGCCGATGCTGTTCGTCGACAACGAATCTGCTATGCTAGCTCTAAAAGATCTTGAAGCTGGCCAGCAAGTTTACAGAGAAGATACCAGCACGGTATGGATCTTTGCTGGCGGAGATGCAACTCAGCTTGTAAATTGGCGCGAATCCGCTGCACACAGCGATACAATCTGGCAGGGTACCGAAAATAAAGTTATTTTCAACGCTATTGCAGAATCAGCTTATAAAGCTCTTGATGCAAAGGATGTAAATACACTTTATTTTATCACAGATGCGGGCAGAGTTTGCAAAGGTTCAGCGGATCTAACGAAATCTGTCATTGTAACTGACACGGTACCAGCAGTAGCAGATGCAATTCTAGATAAGCTCTACATCAATTCTACTACATTTGAAGCAAAGATAACGACAGATAACGCAAGCTGGATTGTTCTTACTCCGGGTTATCTAACAGATGGTGCTAACTGGGCAGATGCTGATTCTAACAAGTTTGCTACTATTGGCCTCATCAAGAAAGGAATCAAAGCTGCAGTAGATGCGATTTCTCTTGCTACTACGTTTGATGCTGTCACAGGTAGTGTCAAGGTAGGCGAAGGTACAGCTGCTACTCTTACCGGTGTTGCTCACGGAATCACCTATGATGCGTCTACGCTTACTATCACTATTCCGCAGTATGGTTCTGATAATCTAGTTGTAAACATTCCAAAGGACAAATTCGTAACTGCTGGTAAGTATTACGAAGATTATCCAGAAACAGATCCAACACAGCATAAGGTCATTGTTCTAACTATTGATGGTCAGGCTGATCCTGTTATCATCCCTGCAGAAGCGCTTGTAAATATTTACAGTGCAGACAATACCAGCAAAAACGTTGTAATTTCTGTATCCGATGACAATAAGATTTCTGCTCAGATCCTCATCGATCCGAATACTAAGAATGCACTTACGTATTCAGATGCCGGATTCCTTGTAGACATTTCTGGTAAGCTGGACAAGCTAACTTCTGCACTTGGTGACAAGATTGTCATCAGTGATGCAAATGGAAATGTAGTTGAGAGCAAGTTCTCTATCCAGTCTGAGGGCGAATTATCAGTCTCTTCAGAAAACATTGCAACTAACAATGTTGTATCTGCTGCAATCGCTAAGAAAGTTACAGCAGTAGCTGGAACTGAGAACAACATCATTTCATTTGGCACAGATGGTGCTATCAAAGATTCTGGTAAAACTATGGGCGGTGCTACGCTTTCTGAAACAGTTTCTGCCGATACTCTTGCTTCAGAAGCTGCTGTATCTGCGGCAATTGACGAAGTAATGAGCTGGCGCGCTCTCTAATATCGTACAATAATCAAATATGTATGTTGTGTGTTCTCACAAGAATGCGCAACATACTAAATATATTTTAAGAA